GGAAGACCCCAACCCGAAACGTGAAAAGTTAGTAACTATACCAGTGAACGCTCACACCAACAGGGTCTCCACGGGGCGTTAGCCCCTCCATGGGAACACCGAGTAAGGCCAAGGCGAGAGTCATCTCTCCTGACCACCTATCGAGCGAGAGTTTGAACACCTCCGCTCGTAGTCCCTTCACCACCCTGATTCCGTCTGGCACTCCCTTGTAAGGCCCCTTACGGGGTTTTTCAAGGTAGTTACGCCAAACCGGGCGGATCTTGTTGGTGTGCAACACGTTCTCGAGGTCTGACGGCCCCGATAAGCGATGGATCACAGGAATCTGGTCACGGATGACCGAGAGAACCTGCGATGCCGACTGCGGTATTGAAGCAAACCACTGCCGGAGCCTATTGTGAAGCGCGACCCATACGACAGCATTAGAAGGAGTCTCCTTGCAAAACACGGCGCGAACGTCGTGTCCAGCAAAGTAATCTCCCCCACAGCTTTCGCGGAAAGCCCCACTCACGTAGGTTTTCTTGCTGTTGGGTGTGAACCCAAACAGCTCCAAAGCACTGATGACACCTGGTGCAGCATTGGAACGCACGATAATATCGTCCCCATACACCCAGACCCCGTCTCCGATCTTGTCGCCTGTCACAGCAGCAGAAATCGCTGCGAAGATTAAGGTTTCAAGCTCGAACGTAAATCCGTTCCCCATCGACGAAAACTTGTCGAGGAGGACCCAACGACCTTTCTGGCCTTTCGGCTTGATCCAGGTCAATGGGCTGCGGATGGCGTCTAGCAACGCGAACCAGTCCGGAGGTAAAAGCAACCGAACCAGCTCTAACGCTACTGTGTCAGATGCGTTACTAAGGTCTATCGTCGCATTGTCCCCCGTTACGCTGGCCTGTAAAGCCAGCCGACGGTGGATGACCTGTCCATCGGTCTGCGTACGACTCGTCAGCTCTTCCAGCCAATTGCTAGGCTGGCGGTGTCTATCAACTTTCAGACCCACAGCTGCGAGACGCCTCTTAAGGTGCCGTCCGATCGAAAGCTGGCAGGCGAGATTACCAAGAGGCTCGATGCAAATGCCTCTGTCGCCTTTACCATCTTTCGGAACGGTGGTGAACCTGTTGCCCCGACATGTTGTCGGAAGAGGTAGACCTGCACGAAAGCGCTCACGGCCCCAAGCAGAGGGCCAGAAGTAGTGCTCAAAAATGTCTGAGCATCTTTTCGTGACGTGTGGTGTGATGTACATCTTGTCAGCCAACGTTGTGAACGTCAGACCCTTCATCTCGAAACTAGTCCCCGGCCCGAACGACAAGTCAACATCGTCCGGAATGGGCCCAAGTACTCGCTTGCAGATAGAACGTATGCGACCGACAAGGTCAACATACCCCCTTATCACACTCGGATCATCCGAGTGTAGGGGAGCTGCCAAGCTTTTCAAGAGCCAATTAGTGGAGAAACATTGTTCCTCGGCTACCCTGAAGTTCTCCCGCGCCACTTCTTCCTTGTCCCACGAGGTGGGGAGGTCGACGTGCTTGCGAAGGAAATCAGCAGCCATCGTGTCGCGACGCAGTTTCATAGCGCCGCTAACGGTGTCAAGGTAGTTACGTGGATCCACTGACAGTGTTGCCAGTTGATCCCACTCCCCGTGACGCAGCAAGATGTACGATTTCAAAGCTGCAGGAGTGGCGAGGTGTCTGTACAGCGACATTGCAACCCGGCTAAGAGCCGGATCAAAGGAACGTTTCATACAATATCCTTGCGATGAGTTGTATGGGTGAGCAGCTACAAGACGACTTACGTCGCCGAGTAACCCTCGGCCGCGATGCTGCGGACCAAGGCGCTGGCCAGCAAGTTTCCAAACTGGACAAACGCTTCGTCCACCTGCGCCGAATCGACGTTGGTGGGCAAAGTCCCATCGAAGCTGAATGGCACCGTTGCCAACAGTTTCGTTTCACCATTCACGACACCGGTGATCGGAAACTTGTAGACACCACTCATGTGACGCCCGTTCCTATTTGCGTTATCGCGCGTCGTCACGTCGAGAGACGGACGCCAGCCGATGACTCCGGAAGCAGCGTTCTGACGCCATTTAGCAGGGGACTTATCCCCGGCGGACGGCGTAGCTGCCACGTAGATCACGTCTGCGTTCGCCTTGTTCTTGACAGTGATATTTGCCATTGCGGGCATGATTGTAAACCTCTTGATTATACCCGTGGAGGCGATGAGCCCCCGGACAGGATGTTATGCAGTAATGCCACTGCTGAGGCTGCGCGAGTCACGGAAGCACCTAGATTGGTCGCCAACTCTAAGTTGGGGATCGGTCTGGTGATGCCGCCCGTGCGTATGTGGTGAAACAGCTCAGTGTCCGTCCACGCCGAAGTATGCGGAGAAGCATACCGCACTTCGGTGTTAACTCGACCGTGCATGTAGTACGTTGTGTAGGCCTCCGTGACGCTGAACCCGAGAAAATCGGTGAAGCTCTCGAGCCACAATCCAACGTCAAAGACCCAATCAGCCAGGAACGAGAATGGTACAATGTTCCAGGCGATACTGACTGGGTTGACAAGGCCTAACTGAGCAGCAAGAGCGACGTTGGGGTTGGTCAGAGTGACCGTCCCGCCCATCTTGCAGATATACGTGACGTTTTCAGTGTCATACGTGATACCCGATCTCACAACGGCATTCCTGCCGGTGCTCGATGAACCGTGGTATCTCCCCGATGGTATTTCTTTTTCAAGAACCATCAACGACGAATAAATGTCGTCCAACGAAGGAGACCAACCGAACCAATACTCAAGCCACCCGTCCGCTACGTTATCCAAGGTTTGTCGGACCCGCTTCCCCTGCCTGTTACGGGGATTAAGGTTTAACTCGCGCAAGAAATAAGCGAAGCGGCCTTTTCGCAGAGCCATATAGGCATGATAGAGTTGGAGGGCACGGTTTGTAACCATACCGAGAGCCTTTCTACCCTCTGCGACGAAGGTCCCGAGTTGGGAACTTTGGCCAATTGCAGCTTCACGAAACTTGGAGTATGCCGCATTTGATGTCGGCACAGCCCACGAGGGACGTCCACCTGCTCCTTGAAACTCATTACCGATGCGGGAGTTACCCGAATCAGTGGGTTGAGCAGTAGGTATGGACGGCGGAAAGATGAATCGCGTCACCCGTTCCGTTTCCCCGCGATAACCGAGTTGAGGTTGTTGTTTCTCACCAGAGGAGTTGTAACCACTCTGGTCTCGGTAATACACGCGCGAAGAGCCAGGGAGACCCGTCAATGGTATGACGTATCTCCTAAACTCGTTGCGGTTTCGCACTGTTATAGTCACGACTGAATCCTCGTTGCAAGGGGACAGCCGTGGAGTAAAACCACCCGGGCGTTAGTACGCTTGGTAGCATTACACAGCAAGCTGTGTAGGTAGGAGTTTGCATTGCGCAAACTTATTAACGAATCCCCCCCGTTTGGGGGTCGTCACGAGGAGGTTCCAATACGGAGGAACCTAGGCGCGGCGCCCCC